CTTCCAGTAAGTTGGTGACGGTGTTTCTCCGAGCAATATCATTCTCGGTTAAATCCGTTGGTTTACCATCCAAAGAAAAGAGTTCTTTGAAATGTACGATGTAATACTTACCTTGTTTGTGTAGGATATGGCAAGATTGATAAAGTATTTTTTCTTTTTTGGATGCAACACCAATGCGTGTAAGGGTTTCACGAACTTTTAAGAAATCATCTGGTTCATTCAGAATGACTTCTATCATCATATCAGGCGACCATTGTACAGTGGGTTCTTGAACGACACTCATTTTGTTCCTCCAGTTTCAAATTTCGATTTAATAAATGTTAGTTGTTCTTTTGTTAGAATCCTCAAAGCCTGCTGTGCCTTTTCATTACTATAACCATAATAACGCTTGACAATATCAAGATCTTTGATTTTATCTTTACGAATCCAAGGAGAATATCTCCTCTTAACTCTCAGAATATTTATAAGAAAGTCATATTGCATTTTTTTAGGAAGAAAATGATACTGATTCAATTCATTAACAAACATAATACAATCAATTTCTCCGGAAAGACACCGATTGATAATATATGGTGCATACCCCTTCTCAGTTGAAGGGTCTTCGTCAATCAGGTTCTTCTTTGTTTGATTGATCGAGTTCAACCAGTCCTTCAATTCAGTCACCAATCAATCCCTCACTTTTTAATCTATTGTAATTATAACATCCATCAAAATTAAATTGGATTTTGGGAGTTTTTGTGTAATTAAATAATAGCAGTTCTTTACGTTGTTTTTGATCTCTCATATATTCACCTACTGAACGCATCGTATAAGTTAAATCAAACTCAGCGGCAGTCCAGTTCGTAAATCTATCTTTTACAAGTTGATCTGAATTATAACTCACTAATTGATCCATATTATTAGAATCGCAATCAGCAGCAAACTTATCGTGATCAAATCCTTTGTGCATTGATCCCTTACGCCCATAGAGATTATCCTTAATGTCATAAGGAGGATCGAGATACATAAAAGCACCTTTGTTTCCATCCATTAGATAATCATAGGAATAATTAGTTATACGCCAATTTGCAATCAGTTTAGAATACTCCGAAAGTTTTTCAATACCTCTCAGTGAAAAATTGCTATTCGATGCTTGTGGAGAAAAAGAAGAACTTTCGGTAAGACCACTAAAGGAGCACTTATTGACGATATAAAATCTGACTGCTCGCTCAAAATCTCCAGTCTTAGGATCATTTAGGATAGTTTTAGAGATGTCAAACAACCCCCTTGCAGAATCAGGATCAGGGCAGGCACTCTTAAAATGTAAGAGATGGTCCTTAAGTTCCGTTCCAAACATCTGGAGTTGCTGCCAGAAGATTACAAGCGGAGAATAAAGGTCATTCACCCAAATCTTGAGGTCTGGATATTTTTTAGTAATATGAATTGCCACAGAACCACCGCCAAGAAATGGTTCTCGGAACTCATCATAATTACGAAGATCTGGGAAATAAGGGTCCATCTTGGTACAAGCACGGGACTTGCCGCCAGGATACCGCAAAGGGGTTTTAAGAGATTTCTGTGTTTTCATAATCAGATTTGTGATACTTCAAGTATTCCCAAAAGGTAAGTTTCATTTCTTTATGCGTCATACCACAGTGCTTTGCTGCAGCAGGAAGAGTCATTTTAGCACGAAAGAGTGCTTCATTTGCCTCTTTCACATTCTCTGGAGTTGTTTTAACAGGTTCTTCTTTAAGATTCTTATATGAGATTTTATACTGGTTCACTTGAAATTGCACTCCACCATTATTTCAGTCAAGCAAGCAAGAAGATTTATCTCTTGGTCCGCAACAAATGCCGATTGATATTGATACTTTGCCACAACTAATACTGCGGCAGCAATAGAAGGTCCATCAAGAACATCATACAAGGAGTCATAGATACGACGCAAAATGATATTGGTGTCATTATCCAAATTGGAAACAACCCACTTACGAACTTCGGAAAAGTTCTTTTCTTTCAGATACTTGTTTAGTTCATTTACGGAGATGTCCGAAAAGGATGCCAAAATACCCGAATCAATTTCACCACTAACAGAATATCTTTGACATTCGTTGGTGACCCGTCTGAAGTCTGGGAAGTGTTTGTTTATTAGTTCCGCAAGGACCTTCGGATCATATCTGACGCTCTCCTTATCCAGGATGTTTTGTAGACGCTTGAAGAAGGATCCTGCCAACTTAGTCTTTTCTTTTCCTTTGATTGTGAAGTCAATGACGGCACATCGGGAGTGAAGAGGTTCAATGATTTTGTTTTTGTAGTTGCAGGTGAAGATGAATCGACAATTACCAGCAAATTCCTCAATAAACGCCCGTAAGAGGAGTTGAACATCGTTACTTGTGTTATCTGCCTCATCAATAAGGACGACTTTGTGTTTAGCATCTGACGAAAGTGAGACGGTCGAAGCGAAGTTTTTCGCATTGTTTCGGACAGTATCGAGGAATCTACCTTCGTCGGATCCATTGATGACATAACAATCTACCCCCAATTCATTACATAGTGCCTTTGCCACAGTGGTTTTTCCCACACCAGCAGGACCACAAAGAAGCAAGTTAGGCAGTTCGCCACTATTTAGAAAATCTTGAAACGACTTTTTAGTCTGTTCGGGAAGAATACATTCTTCAATTGTTTTTGGGCGGTATCGTTCGCACCATAAGAAATCACTCATAATCAATCAAATCCATTCAGGTTTTCTTTGTGGCATACGAAGATAATTAGATGCAACCCAAGGTTTGGATGCAATATACATCTTGTAAGCAGTAAAAGTGTCAATGCTTGTGTCAAATTTATATTCATCGGGCATAGCACGGGCAAATGGTGTTACATTAGTAATCTTCCCCTTAGGAAACAAATAGTAGGCATCTACAAGAGTATTGTAGCACGAATGGGTCTTACCATACCGCAACGTATATTCATCACACAGATTCATACCCCACTTAATTAGCCAGTAGGCATTATCAATAGTCTTTGCTGCCCATTGAGTACAGGGATGATTACGGAAAGCACCTTTCTCCGTTGCATATGGAGTTCCATCTTTTTTAGGAAGAGTTCCATAATCGTGTCCCCACTTTGTTGATGCTACAATAGAGAGCATTTGACAGCATTCAAGCGGCATTTTAACTATGTGTTTGTCCGGAAGACAAATTGCAGACTCTGCCGGAAATTCAGAAGTAACAAAAATATTCATCAGAAACAATATTTCTTAAGATGGTAAAGAACTTCTTCTGGTTTATCTTCTAGATAATATGCCTCTGTTTCATAAATGGCATATGAACCAGTTGCCTTTACTGACCGCATAACATCATTTAGTTTATACTGGTTCAGAGAAGCAGATATTCCCAGTTTACCACCCTTACACGCCTGTGCAACGTGAACTGCTTCGTGATACACAGTTTCATTTACATAATGCTTTACTGGACTAATTGTGTTTTTGATATTATCTAAACAAATTATAAAGTCGGGAGACTTTAGAAGTCCAAATAACTGCTTGTCTCTACAGACTGGAGCATTTTCTCTAACATTATAATTCTTTAGCATAATTTTGCTAATTATTTCCTGACCAGCAGGAGTCAAATAGAGTAGAAATTCCATAATAAAGAAGAAAGAATCAATTAAAAGTGCTGTCTGGTTCCAGAGCAATCCAGTAAGAAAGATTGTGCTTCGTGTTGGTAAATTGTGACAGAAGTTTCCGTGACACAACCACATTATAGGCACCAGAAACAATCTTACTGATGTTCTCAACCTTGAAGTTGAAAGTAAATTGTTCGTCAGTTTCACCCACAACGATAGAGTATTCGTTAGAAGTATCATTCTTCTTATCACGAACCACCAGACGAATCACACCGGCATCACCAATTGCCGAAATATCAGGCAACTGATAAACTCCTGCTGCTTTCACCAGTTTCTCCAGAGAACCAGTTTCCAACTGAAAACACACATCTTCGGAAGGAAGTTTGATTTCTTTTTCTGGAGGAGAAATGATTACGTTAGGGTCGGCATAGAAATACTTGACCCTACGCTTACCTTCACGAATGGTAATATAAGAATCTTCGGTAAAATCAAGGTCTGGGTCCTGATGAAGACTCAAACCATTCAGGAACTGATTCAGGTCATAAACCGCAAATTCACGAGGGAAATCTTCGGTAATTTCTGCCTCTGCCAAAATGTTCTTGGCAATAGAAATTGTGCGAAGTTTATTACCCTGCTTTACGAGAATAGACTGATTGATACCGGCAAAGTTCTTGAGAAGAGTCAGAGTATTGTCAGAGAGTTTCATAGTGTTTTCTTTCAGTTTCATAATAATCAGCGATTGAATTCGGAGAGTCCATTATCTTTACGAGTATAATGCCCGTCAAAGTGGAGAAGTAGCATAGCATAGTGAATGACTTTCATCAAGTCACGCTTATTGCGACCATCCTTGTCCCCATAACGAGAACCATACTTCAGGATGTTTGCCTGACAGAAACCTGCTGCCAGTTTTTTTGCTGCCATCAGGTCAATAGTCTGAATATCGGCATAACCATCACTATCACCACAGTAATGACCGTGATAGGTAGTAGTCACATATTCTTCAACATCTTTAAGGATTTTATCTTCGTTGTATTTCCAAAGATGATTTGTTTTATCAGTCATAGTAACAGGAGTTTTTGTAACATTAAGTATGCCAGTCTCACCATTCATAGTGAGATTGAATTTATTGATAAGATTTTGTTCGTCTTCAGGTCCAAACATAAGGGGAGAAGTCATAATTAACCTCCCCCAATTATATCAGAAGGGAAGGTTAATGTCAATCTCCCTACCACCCTCAATAGTCAGTTCAAGAGTTTCGGAAGGCATTACAAAATCGGCATCAATCTTATCGTACAGTTCCAAGAAGGCAGTTTTGGTTTCATCATCAAAACGATTGATACAAACCTGAATTGCTTTTGCCTTATCACCAAAGATGCTATAGGCACGAACGATATGAACCAAACGACGAGTGGAGATGATTTCCTCAATACCACCATCATAAAACGTTTTTCTAATCACATCAGACCAATCGCAAAGTCGCTTGCAAAAATCGCGGTCTTCCACACCCAAATCCAGAGCAATACCCTCAAGGATTTTCTGTTCGATTGCGGGAGCAGGATATGGTTGCTCAAAGGTCACGCAGAACCGCTCCAGGAAC